AACTGCTCCGGCAGGCGCTACAACTATCCAGACGTCCGACACCCCAGAAGTCCGTGCTAACATGGGACGGACAGTCATATATTGCAACCGTGTCATCCGGCCATATCTCGATCTACAGGCTATGAACAAAACTAACGTTCTCCTGCGGATTGAAGAGTTCGATGGTAAGCCCGTAACCACATTCAGGTCTATCCCGGTTAGGACCTGCGATGCGATCCTCAACAACGAAGCACAGGTGGTCTAATGATCCTCGACGGTCTACTCCAGTTCACTGGAGCCAACGGCGACAGCCCAACGGCCACAGCCGTATCGACTAACGTCATCGACCTCCATATGGCTGGCATTCCTGTCCTTGCTAGCGGACAGGGCGCTAGGGATATGGGCATCGGAGACGATCCCGCATTGAAGCTCCTGGTGCAGGTGACAGCGACCTTCACCGGGCTGACTAGCCTTCAGGTAGCCTTGCAAGGAGCCACGGATGATGGCACTGGCAATCCAGCAGCTTTCAGTACGTGGTGGACCGGACCGGCTGTTGCCCTGGCTAGTCTGACTGCCGGGGCACGGTTGTATGACATGGATATGCCTAGGCCTCCCGCTGGCATCGCCGTGCCCCGGTTTCTCCGCCTGAACTTTACCATCGCCGGAACCGGAACAGGCGGAACGATTAAGGCCTGGATCGTGCTTGATCGCATGGACCAGATGTACAACACGATCAACAACGCCATTATGGGCGGCTATCCCGCTGGCGTAGTTGTTGCCAACTAGGAGAAACGCCATGCACAAGATCGTGTTCAGCCTCCTCGGACTAGCCGCTCTTGTGCTGGCGGGGCTGGTGCTTCCCCCGAGAGAGGCGCCAGCCCAACCTGCTGGGCCGGCTAACCAAATCTCATGCAGTAGATCGGTTATCGCCTCGGGGGCTGTACCAGCTACTACTCAGGTCGTTAATGGTGTAGCTGGCCAGACTATCAGCTTATGTGGCTGGATTGCCTCATCGGCAGCAGCTACGACCATGTCGATAATCACTGGCACAGGAACCTTGTGTGGCACAGATAGTAGAGCACTTACTGCTGCACATGCTATTCCTGCCGGTACGTTTATAGCTTTCAGTGGTGTTAATGCATGGTACTCCACACCTATTGGGTACAACCTGTGCATTATCACAACTGGAACTGGAACCCTACAAGCTACGCTAATGTATACCCAATTCTAGGAGGATCAAATGGCTAGGTTTCGTGGATTGGCCGCCTTCGTGGTAGGCCACAAGCGGTACAAAGCTGGTCAAGCGTATGCTGACTCGGCTGGTGCGGCTGTAGCAGGTGACGTGGTGTGGGTGATCACGGCGGCAAACTATTCGCCTATGCTTGCTCCGCTAGATGCGGGTGCAACAGCGATTAAGAACGCAAGCGTGTTTGCGTCGACTCCAATCCCTTGCTTCATCACTGGTGCTAACAGCATTGAGGCGTGACATGGCTAGATGGGCATTAAGACAACCTCACTACCTTGCGGTCCCTGGGACTGAATGGGAGTACAAGGAGACTGATCGTGAAACCCAACGACAGGTTAGAAAGGTTTTCGAAGTTCCTCTTTATCTCAACCCAGGAGAGCCAGCCGATTGGAACGACAGAGCGAATGAACGAATTGTTGTCACTAATAAATTTGACAGGGCTTACCCTCGGGATCATGTGTTTGTCGGGCCACCAACGCCTGATATGGAGCCTATCGATGAAGAGGCCCAAACCATTACCGATGGGTTTGTCAAGAGCGGAGCATGGAAGCATCCTATCGAATCGCTAGACATGAACTATAGTCAAAGTGTCTTAAGCGACTTCGAAAGGCAGCTTGCGCAACTGCTGACTAAGCAACAGCCGGAGAAGCCAGCGAACCTGTCACTTGGCGGGGTCTCGATGGAGGACTTCGGTCGGCTGCAAGAGCAAGTGGCTACATTGATGGAACAGAACGCTAAGCTCTCCGAGCAGCTTGCGAAACCAAATAGGCGACTGTAATGGACCTCGACCAGAGCGGACTAGGCTTTCAAAAGACTAAAGTCTATTTAGGGCCTAGCCTTGGGTGGGTAGAAACTCAAATTCTACCCTCTCGGGTAATTACTACCCCTGGTACGCATCAGATACTCCCAGGCGACTCAACCATCTTCGTCGATGTAGCTGGCTCGGTAACGCTTATCTTGCCGAACGTAATCGAATGGGTCAAAGAGACCGCTTACCAACCAGCTACAGGATTTGGTCGGTTAATCTCAGTAAAAGACATGGGGAACGGTGCTACGTTCCCCATAACCGTTCAACCGTTCGATGCCCAGAAGATTGATGATCAGCTGGGTGCGGTAACGATTACTCAGACCTATCAGTCTATTACCTTTGCTCCTGTTAATGACCTAACTGGTTGGTGGCGGCTAAACGCTAACACCGTTATTTCTGGTTCTGGCAATATGGTGTTGCCGGTTAATCCACAGACGAATAGGTGGATTAGCTCGATTGACGTTGGCGGCAATGCTATTCTTACCCAACCGGCCTTTAGCAACATTAGCGGAACGGCACAAGTATCGCAAGGCGGGACTGGGCTAACTGCTGGTAACCAATGGGGTATTCCGTACTTCAATACCACAACGCAAATGCTGTCTACGACCACGGCTGCTCAAGGGCAGTTATTAGTGGGCAATCTTGGCGGGCCACCATCTTGGACGGTTAACCCTGTGCTAGGGTTTGCGGGCTCTCCTGGGACGTTGGGTCTTAAGCAAACGTCAGGTGCTAATGTTATCTTGGCATCGCATCCATCGTCCACGACTTACACGTTTAGGTTCCCGGTAGACCCAGGCGCTAGTGGCCAGATTTTGCAGAGCGACGGTACTGGTCAGACTGTGTGGGTTAGCACGCCAGTATTTAGCCCAAACGATTTCGTTAAGCGTGCTGGCGATACAATGACCGGTTCGCTTATCATCGATAACAACAATCCACAGCTGGCACTTACTTCGGACGCTGGGCACACAGGGCAGATCTTTGGCATCAACAAGACGGCTAACCAAGCTCGGTGGTCCATTCAGTTAATGGATGGTGCGCCTGAGACAGGTGGCAATACAGGGAATAACTTTAGCATTAGGCGCTATTCTGACGTTTCGACAGTTTTAGATGATCCGCTGACCTTTAGCCGAGCCACTGGTCTTGGAACAGTACTTGCCGATCCTACGGCTCCATTGGGGATCGCCACTAAGGCATATGTGGATAGCCATAGTGCCGGTAGCATTACTGAGCCGCCGAACGACACGAGGCTCTATGGTAGGATACAGACTAGTGGAGTAGGAGCTTGGGCTAAGTCAGTTCCGCTAACGGGTACAGTGGTAGGCGATCCGATAACTGGCTCCTTAACCATTAATACAGCGGCTGCGGCTGGGATTACGGTTAAGTCTACTGGTACAAACATAGCTCAAGTTAATTTGGATAAAGGAGCTAGCGGAACTAACGCAACTGTTTCGGCCTATACCAACGGTAGTCCACGATGGGCCTTTATACTTGGGAATATTACGCCAGAAGCTAATGTTGCCGATGGCTCTAACATTCAGCTTGTTCGTTACAACAATGCCGGGACTGCGTTGTCTCCGGATGCTCTAACTATTAGTCGAGCTACTGGCCTTGCCACTGTTGCAGGTGATCCAACCGATCCGCTAGGGATAGCGACCAAGCAATATTCTGATCTTAAAGTCGCCAAGACTGGCGATACGATGACTGGCACGTTGACGGTAACGCAACCGGCTGCCCTGAGCCAGATCAGGGTGGAGTCAGCGGCTGGGCAATCATCTAACATTCTGTTAAACAAGCCCAGCTCTGGGCAGATGGCCTATGTAACTGGCGCAACGGCTGGCATTGCACGTTGGGGAATGTTTCTTGGCAATAGCGACCCCGAGAGCGGTAGCAATAGTGGATCAAACTTCTCGATCATACGCTATGCCGATGGGACCGGTACTGTAATCGACCAGCCGATAACCATTGCTCGTAGCACTGGTCAGACAAACTTTAACGTAACTACCGACTCTACAGCCCCGAGCAATGGAGCGGTTACCATTCTGGGCGGCTTAGGCATTGCTAAGCAAACTTGGCATGGTGGCATAGTAAATGTTAATGTGGCCATAAATAATGCGTCAGCGCTTAGAATTTCTACCCCAGCCGGGTCGAATTCCGCTTCGATGTCTTGGCTTAACGGTACTGCCGAACGGTGGCGCATTACTGGTGTGAACAATACCTCTGAGACAGGGGGCAATGTTGGATCAGGCCTCGGCATTGCTGGGTTTGCAGATGACGGTACTACGTTGCTTGGTGGCGTTAACTTTGTAACCTTTATACGGTCTAACTTATCGACGGCGTTTTCCCAAACGACTGATAGTACGGCTGTAGCAAATGGTGCGGTAACGATTGCTGGTGGCCTTGGCGTTGCAAAGACTATTGTTGCTAGGAATGGTATTTTCAATTACCCCGCTGTTCCAAATGGTAGCAATGCACTTTTAGTCATTGGTAATATGACTGATATTAATGGTAACATTGCTGGTACGGCTTCTCAAGGTAATCATACCTGTAATACTCCGTGTACCGTTTATTCAAATAGCCTCACTGGAACATATACATTTAATGCTGGTACCGCCGGTTCCCAAGGATTGGGTAATCTTACCACTTGCTCATTGGTTGTAAAAGGTGGCGGTACACCATCGAACTTTGCCGTTAACTACGCTTATGCAGCTTTTAATGGTGCTGATGTTAGTGGTAGCTTGGTTGGTGGTTCGGCGACCTACAGAATAGGTCCGCCAGTATGGGGTAGCTTTACTGGAACTGGACCTGCGCTTTCTATAGCCTTGCATGCTGGTTTGCAAGTTGATGATCAAAGTATTGCCGTAACTGGCACGAGTTCTGTAGGTTCTACTCGTGGCGTTTATATTGCTGGGCAGTCTGCGACCACAGGCATCGGACTCTACGTCAATTCCGGAAATGGCTTTGCAGGCATTTACTGTCAAGATAGCATTTTGTGCGCTGCCGGTAACAACAGGGGCATGGGCTATACAACAGGGGCAGGTGGACAGGTTACGCAGATAACCTCACGCACTACTCCTGTTACGTTGAATAGGGCCTGCGGAGCGATTACGTTGGTTAGTGCAGCAGGCACAACAGCGTGGCAGACCTTTAATGTAAGCTGCCTTGTTTGTGCATCGACTGATACCGTTCGTGTGTGTCAAGCTAGCGGAACGGATAAGTATATGATCTTTGTTACCAGGGTGACTGCTGGTGGCTTTGACGTCACGTTCGCTACAACTGGTGGCACCACAGTTGAACAGCCAGTGTTCAACTTCTCGGTGCTTAAAGGAGCGTTCAGCTAAGGAGAGCGGCAATGGCAATGACCTATGCGCAAAGTGCGACGTTGATGAAGCAGCAAGCCTTCATCGACCGGATCAAGGTGGCGGTGCTTAAGTATTCTGACAGTATCATGATCGAGGCGGTTAGTGTAGCGGCGCATAATACTCGTGTGCGGTGGGCACAGGGGGCGACGGCTAACCCTGACTCGACGGCTACGCAGCTAGCGCCGCCTGTAACTATGGACGGTGCGGTGCAGTCTGCTGGCGTAGACGGTACTGGCAATGCCCTTATCACTGATGCGCAGCTGCAAACTGTTGTCGAGACTGTCGTCAATAAGCTGATGTAAGGATGCGGTTATGACCGTCAACATCGTCTTTAACGCTCTTACCTTTGACGGTAACAACGTTACTACTGACTGGCTGTTTCCATTCCCGGGGGTAAGGCCTGAATACATCGTTTGTACCTTCACTGACGCTGATGGGACCGTTACCGAGCTTCCGCCAGCAGCGTATGAAGTTACGCTTAATCCGCCTGTGGACCCGAATCCAACTAGCATTGGTGGAAAGGTTAAGTTTCCGCTAAGCGGTCCACCAATGACCAATAGTCAGAAGCTAACTGTTGAGCGACGATTGCCGCCTAATCAGTTAGTTTCGCTTAGCAACCAAGGGATTATGTATCCTAAGGTGATTGAGCAAGAGTTCGATTACCTGACGATGCTGGATCAGGATGAATCGTTCAACAATGATCGATCATTCCGGGTAGGTCCTCAAGATGATCCACCGGCTATTCTTCCACCTGCTGCTGCGCGAGCTAACAGAGCTGCGGTCTTTGACGCAGCAGGAAACCTAACTCCCGGTGCCGGTGCGCCAATCACGGCGTTTGTTTCGCCAGTTATGGAGCCTGTGGTTGGAGCAGCTACGCTAGACTTGGCTCGGTACTTGATGGGGGTATCGCTACCAACTGTAGTTAATACTACGGGGGTGACCATAACTCAAGTCTATAATCGGCAGATAGTCAATCTTACTGGCAATGCATTCTACAACGTTAACGTAGGCGACCCTACTGGCTTTGACGCTACATTTTGGGTTGTCTTGTTCAATAATGATAATCGTGGTAAGACAATAAATGTCTTTGGTACAGCATCGTTTATCTTATGGCCAGGGCAGTTCGTTTGGATATTTCAGAGCGGTGCTACCCCTCCTGTTTGGATGAGAACTCGTCCTGGGCGGTGGAAGCCGGATACTGTTCCACAGTTCTTTGTCGACCCGCTTCTTGGTGTAGACACAAATGACGGCCTATCTACAGGAGGTCAGGCGCTAAAGACTATTCAGAAAGCTATCGACATTGTTTCGTTCCAGGTCGATAATCCTGAGGCGGTGATTAACTTATCTAATGGAACATACAACCTTACCCAGGGAATTGTTGTTAATCCATCTTCACCAGTTGGTATCATTATCATTGGGAATGTTTCATCGCCACAGAATGTTGTTATCACGGCTAGTACTAGTATGGCCTTAATGACTGCTATAGATAACGGAGTCCTTTATTTAAGCGGCGTTACCCTTTCCTTTGCTAACGCTACTGTTGCGGGAAACTGTGCAGTTTCAACCCAAGGCGGACAGCTTATTATTGACCGAGTTAACTTTGGCAATGCCCATAGCGGCATACATATGCTGGCTCACATTAACGGGGTAGTGACCGTAATTGGAGAAGTACATACAATTACCGGAGTAGACTTCGCCTATCATCTACAAGCCTTTTCTGGTGGTGCTATATCGTACTACCCGCCAGCTGTGACTCTTGAAGGTCCAGTAACCAGCAATGGTGGCTGGGCTGTTCTTCAGGCCGGTTCGATATGGTGTGGAGCGAGCATTCCGTTCACAGGCTTGGCTAACTATCCAGGCATACAGTATACATCGCTACTTAATGGAGTATTGTTCCTATCAGGAACAGTGTTCCCTGGAACTCCTGGTACCACTGGTAGTGGTGGACAAGCTGTGGCATAGGAGGCAGCAATGCCTAGCGACACACCAAAGCAAGCTCGTACGATGGCGGCAGCAGCCCATAATCCAGCATTCGCTAAGAAGATGGGCATACCACAATCTGTAGCCAAAGAGTTCAATCAAGCTGATGCTAAGACTGGCATTCTAAGAAAGAAGAGGAAGAAGGATGATGGTAAAGATTAATCCAGTTGGGCCAGCAGAGGACCTGCAAGATGAGGACATTGACAGACTTGTTCCGCCAAAAATCATGCGTTTGGCACAACATTTTCATAATCTCATCTACATCAGATATTTCTTCGAAAGCATTGGGCAGCAGCCGCCGGAATGGACGAAGAAAGAACTCACGAGGGCAGATAACGCCCTCCAAGCTGAACTTATCCGTGAACAAGGCCAAGGTGGCCGATTAAGGGAGACTGAAGATGAAACAAGGCAGAGCGAGCCGAGACGTGAGCGAGAGCCGGAAGCGAGAGCCTTCGTCAAAAGGCGTCTCTGAGACTGCGGTAGCCGAACTCGGTAGGGCAGTTCAGTATAAGAAAGATGATCTCTACGAAGGTAAAGGTTATAAGGGTGCCTCTCCTAGGCCTGCCGCTGCGGGTCCAGGTGGCGGCCGAACCATCCATCGCAGCGGGACACAAGGGAGACACTAATGGCTGAGGTCGATCCGAAGTCTATCTATCTTGCAGATGCAGATAGAGTAGAGAAGCTGCTTGATATCATCCAGAATACAGTGGAAATGCCTAACGTCCCCTGTATTCGAGCAGCTGCTGCAAACGAGGTTGCCGCAATTGAGTTCGAATTGTGGGAACAGATGTACCCTGAGGAAGCTGCGGCTAGAAAGGCTAAAGAGGAAGCCGATCAGGAAGCTGAAGCTAAGCGGGTTGAGAAGGTGAAGAAAGAACAAGAAGAAGAACGGCAGCGGCAGGAAGAACTTAGGCAAAAAGAAGAGGAGAAAGAGGATGCCTAGAGATATCTTAGGCGAGTACGGCAAGGATATCCCTAAGCCACAAGCGGCTAGGGCCACAACTGGAGGAGTAAAGGAAGCGAAGCCAATTGCTAACTATGCTGCTCCACGTGGGCCTACTAACATTAACGATCCCAAAGGCCCAGGTATTCACGGAGACAGTCACGGACAAGCAAGATGTCCTGTGGCTACTCGTGGTGGTGGCGGTCCTGGGATTGGTGGTACTACTCATCGCGGCGGGAGCCAACGGGGATGACTAGTCCCACTGACATAGCCAACCGTGCGCTATCTGCGATCGGTACTCGGTCGCAGATAGCTACTATGGATGAAGACTCACCCGAAGCTCGCAACTGCAAGCTTCTGTTTGAGTCTTTGCGTGACGAAATCTTGCGGATGGCTCCGTGGAACTGTGCGTTTAATTACGCAAATTTAGCGCTGGTATGTGCAGCCCCAGGAACGCCTGAGAATCCTGAGGGAGGCGTCGACGTTTGGGAAAAGGGAATCCCGCCCCCACCGTGGAGCTACGAATATGTTTACCCGACTGATTGCCTTAGAACTGTGTTTATTGTTCCTCAATTTACTACAGGTTTTACCTCAGGGGTGCCAATTACCACTGCGGTAACAGGTGGTGCACCAGCATTCTGGAATGGGCCACCGGTTAGGTTTAAGGTGGGTATCGATCAGATCGGACCAGGTGGTAAGCCCTCAAAGGATGGGACGGATCAGAAGGTAATCTGGACTAATCAGTCTCAGGCTATTCTTGCTTACTGCCGAAGGGTCACCAATCCAGACATTTGGGATGAGCAATTTCAGCAAGCCCTCGTCGCAGCATTGGCTTCAAGATTGGTTATCAGTCTCACTGGCGATAAGGGATTGGCTCAGCTTCAAATCGCCGAGGCTAATAAGTATATTAGCCTTGCACGCGCAGGCGACGGTAATGAAGGACTTACAGTCAATGACGTAACCCCTGATTGGATACGCACCCGCGGAATCAGTTATCAGGCCTGGGAGTTCTCACCGAACATCATGTTCGATTGGGGACCAATGCTAACGATGTACTGAAATGTCAGACAATGTTATCCAATCGTCATTTGCGGCTGGTGAACTATCTCCGAGCCTATTTGCTCGTGTGGACTTTGCTAAGTTCCGCTCTGGTGCTGCTACTATGCGGAACTTCTTTGTTGATTATCGATCCGGTGCTTCAACACGTACCGGAACTGAACTTATACGACCTGCCGCTAATACCGGTAAGAGAATTAGGCTGGTAAGGTTTCAGCAATCTAATAACGTTTCCTATGTTCTTGAGTTCGGTGAAAACTACTTGCGCTTTATTACTCAGGGCGGATCGGTGGTCAATCCTGCCGTAGCTATTAATAGTATTACTTATGGAACTAGCACTACGGTAACCCTTGCGACTACTGTCCCTAACGGTACAATGGTGTTTGTTGGTGGTGGCAATGTTCCTCAGTTAGCTAACAGATACTACCTAGTCGTACTTATTAGTGGCACTACGTATCAATTATATGATGCCTCAACAATCTTGAACGTAGATTCAACAGGCTGGCCTGCATATGCGGGTGGGGCAACCGTTCAAGAAGTTTACACAATTGGTACCCCCTATACCGCTAATGAGCTTCCATTGCTTAAGTTCTCCCAAAAAGCTAACCAAATGAATATTACGCATCCGGCTCATCCGCCGTATGTACTGACGTTGATTTCAGCAACGAATTGGACTTTGGTTCCGGCCACGTTTGGAGCAACTATTGGTGCGCCATCCCTTAGTTCTGTAACTGCTTCGGCAGCTGGGCCTACGCAGTATAAATATGCCGTCACTGCCATTGATAGGAATAATCAAGAATCTGTAGCGAGCAACGTAGGCATCGCTTCATCAGTAGATTTAAGAACTGATCCTGGATCAATTCAAATCGTATGGGGTGGTCCTGTAGGCTTAGGTTTCAACATTTATGGGTCGTCACCTTCGTACGTCCCGTTAGCGCCTGATATTGGTGGATTAGGCTTTATAGGATCAGTGCCTTATCCCATTGGTGTGTTTATTGATTCTAACATCGCACCTGACTTTGCGCAGACACCACCCATTCACGATGACCCATTTACAGGTAAGGCTAATCCACAATGTTCTAGCTACTTTCAGCAACGATTGGTCTATGCTAATGGTGGCGGTAACTTAGTTCAAACCTTCTGGATGTCTAAGACTGCGGCGTATTACAACTTCGATATCTCCGATCCTCCTCAAGCCAATGACGCAATCTCGGCTGAGTTAGTTGGCTTAGAGGTCAATGAAATCAAGTCAATGGTTCCTATGCCATCGGGGCTATTGATGCTTACTACCAAAGGTGTATGGCAAGTCTCAGGAGGCGCAGGTGGCGTCGCGACGCAAGGTGGACCGGTTACTCCGGCGACAATTACAGCTACGCCGCAAGCTTATGTTGGCGCAAACGACGTTCCACCGCTCCTTATTAACTACGATCTTATATTCGTCCAAGCTAAGGGATCTATCATCCGAGACCTCGCCTATAACATCTATGCGAATATCTACACTGGCAACGACATCTCTATCCTCTCAAGTCACTTATTCTATGGGCACCAAGTCCTCGAATGGGCGTACGCTGAGGAACCATTTAAGATCGTGTGGTGTGTCCGAGAAGATGGAATTCTTCTGTCATTGACGCTGGTTAAAGAGCAAGAAATGTACGGATGGGCTAGACACGACACTAGAGGAACATTTGAATCAGTCTGTTCAGTGACCGAAGGCACAACTGACGCAGTTTATGTTGCAGTTAGGCGGCAGCATCCGACTAACCCTGCAATTCAAATGATGTACATAGAGCGGCTAGCCGATCGGGAGTTCACATTCGGTGCTGAGGATGCATGGTGTGTTGACTGTGGGGTTAGCACTATCCCTAACACACCAGCGACCACCATTCGAATCGTTCCTGATGTAATAGGGACTGCCTTTATTGTAGCTAAAGATCCAACCTTCTCTATCGATCAAGTCGGCTGGGTACTTCGTGCCGACGGCGGAATTATGGTAGTAACAGACTTCCTTGATACTAAAACAGTAAAGGTTAAAATTACTTCTCCAATAAAGGACTTTGTCCCTAACAGTCCAACTAAGCAACCTGTTCTAGCCGATCCAGGTGAATGGTCCATAGACAAACCGATTACTACAGTATTTGGCTTAGATCATATGGAAGGTCAGGAAGTAGCTTGCTTAGCCGACGGTGGGGTGGTTAACGGGTTGGTGGTTACTAATGGAGCAATTAACCTTCCTGCGCCAGCGACTAAAGTTGTTGTCGGGTATGGCTTCCAGTGTCAACTACAGACTATGTACTTGGACCTAGGCAATGAAACTCAAAGCATTCAAGGTAAGCGAAAGAAGGTAGGGGCATTAACAGTTCGATGTAAGGATTCTCGAGGCCTTAAAGCGGGAAGGACCTTTCAGACCCTAACAGCGATCAAAGAGCTTAACAAAACGACTCAATTAGGCTTTGGTATTCCATTGATTACTGGAGACGAACGCATTGTTATGGATCCGTTGTGGGACGTTCCTGGACAAATCTGTTTACAAGTCGATGACCCATTGCCTAATACCGTCTTGGGTGTCATCCCTGAAGTGGTGTTGGGAGACTCGCCAAAATGAAAGCAGATATTAGGCAGCTTAATGCTGTACAAGCTAGGCAAATCTTCGATGAAGCTAAATGGGACGAGAGGTATGGTAAGGCCTTGGATTTCTGCTTATTGATGTCGACCACAATTTGGGGAGGGTTTGTTGAGGGTAAGCCAATTTGCGTCTATGGTATAATTCCGCCGACACTTATGTCTTACCAAGCCTACATGTGGCTTCATGTAACCGACCATCTTGAGAAACATGAATTCGTCTTAGTTCGTCATTCGCAAAGGGTCATTGAAGATGTACTTAAGGAATACCCGGTTATAGTTGGTCATTCGGTGCTTGGGGCAACTAAGAGTATTAGATGGCTTAAGTGGCTTGGAGCTAAGTTTAGCCATCCGCAAGGGGATGCTTTGCCATTTAGAATAGAACGCCAAGATCGCCACGTTGGAGATACACATGGCTGATCCCGTTTCGGTTATTG